CATTGTTCATGTGGTGCGGTGCAAGGATTGTGTGTACTGGGCGAGTGGGGCGAACGAAGACGAATCATGGGAGTACTGCTACTGGTTCGAAAGCGAAATGGATGGCAATGAGTTTTGCTCATACGGCGAACGAAAGGACGGTGACGGAAATGAGTAAGTGGGTTGATGCTGATTGGATAAAAGACCGCAACTCGTTCGTGCCGAAGCGTGAGTTGCACACGGTTGAAGAGTTCATGCAAATACTGGACGAGGCTCCAACTATTGATGCCGTTCCTGTGGTGCGGTGCAGGGATTGCCGTTATCATGAGGACGAACAGCCCGGAATGGTCTATTGCCCCGCAACTGTCGGCGGTTGGGTCGAAGATGATTGGTTTTGTAAAGGCGGCGAACGAAAGGACGGTGACGGGGATGCGACAAACTGAAATATATTTTTTCTTTCAGAACCTTGCATTGTATATCTTGCTTGGGGCAGGAGCAATAATTATTTTTGTTATTTTTGTGGCTTGGATAATCAAAAAGATTAAGAGCGTGACAGCAAAACTACGAAAACGTGGAGGTGACGGGGATGGATGAATGGACAAGCGCAAATACTCCACCAGAGCCGGGAAGGTATCTGACTCTTTGCAAGGCAGTTTTTTCACATGATATATACGACATTCTGAGTTATACGAACAATCTGAAAAGTGTTGACAGATATGCCTTTGGCGCAAAAAAGCCGGGTTGGTACTCCTACGACAGTGAGTGGGGGTATTACGAAGTTGACGATGTCGAATACTGGATGCCACTTCCAGAACCACCAAAGGGAGGTGATGAGAATGGCGATGAAGGAATTTGATACTGGAGCGATACGAGAGGATAAGACGGGGAAAGGGCGCATGGACCTGCTACCGATGTGCGCACTTTTGCGACTGGGTAGGCATATGGAGAACTCTCTGAAGGATCACCCGGAACGTAACTGGGAAAAGGGCCTCCCAATGCACAGTTTCATAGATTCGGCCCTGCGGCATCTGTTTAGGTATGTTGACGGACAGACTGATGAAGATCATCTGTGTGCCGCCGCATGGAATATACTGTGCGCCATGTGGACAGAGGAGAAGAAGCCAGAGATGCAGGACATACCCTCCCGGCCCTCCCGTTGCGTTCCTTCGGCTCAGAACAACGAAGGGGCATCAGGGTACGTGTCCCACATCCTAAGCCAAGGGAAAGCAACGGAGAGCCTCGGAGAGGGTGGTACGCATAATGGCACACCGGGATCGGAGACTTGAGTATACATCAGTAGTGGTTCCGATACTGAATTACATTAACTCCTTGCCAAACGGGAAGGCCATCAATATACACGGGAGCGTCTTCTCTGAGCGGGGAACGCCCGACGTTCTCGGCAGTATAGGAGGCCGTACCGTGGCCTTCGAATGCAAGAGAGACGAAACGGAAGCCTTGGAGGACATACAGAAGTGGAGACTGTGCGAGTGGATACGTGCCGGGGCGGTAGTTGGTGGGGTATCCGATTTATGGCAAGCCCAGATGATCTTGTGTCTGATGGGGATAGTATGATGAGGGAGGGGTGATCCCCTCCCTCAATTTTGTAGTCTCCGCATGGTGGCATCATACAATGGCTTGTTATAGACATATGTTGCAGTCATAAGTTCGTCCATAACAGGCCATATCTTGTTCGGATCTTTACCATCTACCACGGCGTTGTTTGCGCCGCCCACAATCGTGTATTCCAGTGTTTTGATGCTCGGCATCCCGGAAACATCTGCGCTCTTGAGGTAGATTTTCTGCGCCTCAGAATCCCACAGGGGAACGGTGGTGTTCGGTGCTACAAGATACGATTTCGCACCCGCCTCTCCCTGTACCCAAATCAGGTTGCTATTCATTTGCTGTTGTGTCTGCTGATACGGTTGCTGATACATCGGCTGATACGTTGCCGGGAATCCGTTGTAATATGCCATTCAAATCACTCCTTGCGATACCAAAAATATTGAGGAATCTCCCGTGACGAATCCCACGAATCGTAAATGTCCCCGTCAATCACGGTTGCGACATGATTGCCAAACCCAAGGACATATACCCCTCTGGGATGCTCAAATGCGAAGTCTGCCGCCGTGTAGCAATCGGGGCATTGGTTATCTATCCCCTTGCGGTAAAACCCGTTCTGTCGCAATACTGACCCCCACACGGCATTTGAACTCATGACATCGCCTATCTGGTAACCGTTGGCGGCAATCATCGCATAAGCCGTCTCCCAATCAACCCCAAGAGCAAGAGCAACCGCCCGGACGGCGCAATCGCCAACAGCCCGTTGAAGCGGATTCGGGTTGTATTTTCTCCAAGCCAACGGTCAACAGCACCTCCTCGATGACATCGGCAGAACAGCACTCGTTCGCCATTTCTTTGGCATCGTCTATGTCATACGCACAGATGTCCATAATCTCCAAGAAATCCATTTATATCACCCTCTTTAGGATAAACAAAAAGACAGCCACCCGAAAGCAATCGGATAGCTGTCTTTCGTCTTGTATTCGTCTACAAATGCCTGAATAGTTTCTCCTGAGCCTTGTAAACGATGGTCTTAGTCCTCTGTACGGACAGGCAGAACTCTTCGCTCAAGCTGTCGAACGTGATGCCGTCAATCAATCTGCGCTTGAGGATTGCCCTGTCCCGCTCCGAGTGGATATGCTCGTCAATAAGGGTCTCAATCTGCGAGTTCGTGTACTCTTTCATTTTTTACGGCGTGTGCGTGTCCTGCGGGTTCTCGTCTTGGTAACTCGAATTCGTGCCATAGTTGATACCACCATCCTCGCCAACGTAGGTTGCTATGCCGTCCCCGGCATCCATATCTACAGAATAAGATTCAGTCTCTACTGCGTAATCGTACTGCATCCATGCACAGAGCCACATGGCATTGGAGGCAAACAGCAGGATGACCGCAATCAGGACGGCAATCAGCAACCGCTTTTCCCTCCGCTCGTGACGGGCTTCAGCTGATTCATGTACTATATATGGGACATTAGCCCGGTTCTCTTTGCAAGCCTCACAGTTCATCAGGTCACCTCAGAATGAGCGATAATACCGCTCCAACGATTGCCACAAGCACAGCCCCCAGTGTTGTCTTGGTAACCCATTTGATGGTATCCAGTGTTTGCTTGATGAGGGCTAATTCCGTGGCATCGTTTGCCAGTTTAGCATTAACATCATCCATAGCACTGTTGCACTCCATTCTCGTTACAAAGATTTCCTTGAGTCGCTCAATATCTTTCTCCTCAATCATCGCTGACACCCCCGTTATAACTCACATATCCAACCGCCCACCTATCTGCGTATCCGTCAAGCTGATAGCAGACCAGATAGGCGGCTCCGTATCTGCCGATGCAATAACACTCCTCGTTGGGATTCAGCAACCCCGTTCTGTCGGTCAGGTCGGTATCCCGGTAAACCGTCTCCGGGGTGGAGCCGTTGCGATAGGGCTTGAACTTGCCGTACAGTTTCGCCTCTTTTCCCGGTGTCGGATCAGGAGCATCGCCGAGGACGGAATAGTCAATATATCCATACCCGTGGATTCTTGTATTGCTCCGGGAGTACTGACGATAGAACACGCCGCCGCCGTTGGCTATCACGGTTTCGGAACTGGTAGAACTGGTATTTCCCTCAATCGTGTAGACATATGTTGAATCGTACGCATATACAAGACCAGTGTGGCAGGGGTCGCCATCGGAGTCCCTGAAGAATATCTGCGCCCCAACGGACGGAGTCGAGCCGTACTTCCCGGCGGCTTGATAGTACCGTACCCAGTAGTAGCAACCCGCTCCGCTTGAGTACTCAGGGAGGTAGGTCGCTTTTCGGGTCAGGACTTCACCATACAGGGAGTTTATGATTGCCGCAATAAAAGTTGTACACCACGGCATCCCCTGCTTGCTCCCGTTAAAAATTTTAGTCTTGGCTACCTCATAGGCAAAGCAAGTGTAATTGTTTGAGCCGACATTCTTGTCCTTAGTCCACAGATAGGCGGTGTTCCCGTCTCGTTTCTCCAGATAGTTGACCCACGATTTAGCTTTTGCGATAACCGCATCCCGTGCTGTCATACTTCTCCCTCCTTGTCATACTTCAGTTTCAGATAGTGCAGGATAGTGCCGAGGAACGTGTCTATCGCCGCAATCGTGCCGACTACTTGCTCCCCGTAGGGTAACCCCCAAATGCCAGACAGCGCAAAATACAGGGTTCCCAGAGCAGGGAGAAGAATCTGCGCTATCAGCTTCAGCACATCGTATGTCTTGTTACTCATGATGTCACCTCCAGAGGATTGCTATACATTTCCAGTGCATCCCGGTAAAATTTGCGTGTGTTTGACTCGCCTTGCTTGACCCGGTACAAATCGCCCGTGACCACTATGGTCGAATTGTCTTGGTCTACCTCTGCCGCCCTTGCCGTGCTCATGTAGGTGTTGGAGCATCGGGCATTGATTACAGGAGTTTTGGGAGTCATGTTGACAGCGGTTGCGGTTGTGCTTGAGAATGTTGCCGCCGTCAACGCCCCGTAAATTCCATAGCTGATTCCGCTTGTCCATGTGTGCGAACCAGATGAGTTCCAGTAAATCGTATAGGTCGAACTCACAAAAGCGGATGTGCAGTAGTTGTAACTATCCGTCATGGTTTCGAAGTTATTCACCCCATACGGTCTGCGGTGGATGTTCTGGAACAAGGAACCGAACTGCCTGTCAACCTGAATCTTTTGAGTCGCACCCTCATTCAATGCGCTTTCGTAGTCGAACCGCCACCGAATCCAATACTCGTACTCTGCGGTGTTGATGGCGATGACCGGGAGATTTTTTGATGCGATAATTGCTTTCGCCGTTGTCGATGGAGTCCAACCGTTCCACAAAGTGTCGGAGAGAGTATAAGATGCCCGGTAGAACTCGCTGATGTGTTCAGGCTCCCCAATCTCTCCGATTGCCGTCACGAAACCAGATGGAAATGCCAGTTGACCAGATGCTCCTCGCTCTCGGATGGCATCAGCAACGGAGGTGAGGTCAGAATCCAGTTGGGTGTTGTCAACCAGTTGCATCAGTAACTACCCCCCTGCCATTCCGTCATCGTCTGCGCCGTCCACGCTGTCCCATCCCAGACCAAGAACGCCCCTGTTGCCGGGGATGACGGGGCGGCGATTGCTCCGACATCTGCGGCGGTGCTTGGGATGCTCCCGGTGAAGTTAAGGGTCAGTGTACCGTTGGAATACGATAGCCCCATGTCCGTTCCTGCCGCAATCTTGGAAGAGGCTTCTCTTGTGGTCACAGACCAACCGCTGTTTTTGTTCAGCTTGTACACGAAAACTTGGTCGCCCTGCTGAGAGGCAGAGTGCGAGGACACAGAGCGGTAATACTGGAACTCCACCTCAGTGGTCGGTGGGTTGCTGTTGACATACGCCATAAACGCCATGCGGGTCTGCGCTCCCACTGCGGGGTTTGAGCCTGAGGATGCACGGCAGTAAACCACGGACTTGTTGTTATACGCCGCAATGAAATCATCCCATGTGGAAGAGCCATACGAGAGTATCGTCATCCCCGCCATGAATCCGCTGTCATTCGTGAGGTCGCTCGTCTTGGTCGGGATGGTCGGCTTGTTCAGCAGTTCGTTGTAATCGGTTGTTCCGGGGTCACCCTTGTCGCCCTTATCTCCCTTGTCGCCTTTTTCTCCTTGCGCTCCCGCCGTACCGGGGTCACCTTTATCTCCTTTATCGCCCTTTGCCCCCTGTGCGCCATCCGCTCCCTTTTCACCGGGTTCCCCTTTTTCACCGGGGTCACCTTTTTCTCCCTTTGCGCCATCTGCCCCCTTTTCTCCGGGGTCTCCTTTGGCTCCGGGTTCTCCGGGGTCGCCCTTGTCCCCTTTTGCGCCGTTGTAGATTGTCCCGGTTGTTGTTCCATCGGGGTCGGTGCAAGTGATGACCGCCCCGTCCTCGGTTTCCTCAATCTTGATATACGGGCTTATCACATCCCGCACAATCAGCGCACCGGGCGAAACGGATGCGGATTGATTGCCGATGTTTACCGAGATGCTTGCGGGATTGTAGTCAACATTCATGCCGCATCCACCACCTCAAACAGACCCTTTTCAATCAGATAGCACAGGAAGAATCCCTCTTGATACCATGCAAGGGAATACTGGTATTTGCCAACTCGCAAGGCACTGGACTCCGATTCCGTTAGTCTGACATTGATGGTGTTATCTTGAATGTCGGAATAGCTTTTCTCGACCGCCACGTTGCCCTGTCTGCCCCGTTTAATGGTCAGCCGAATCTCATCATTGGCGGTCAGCGTTGCCCCTGTAATCGTCAAAGGGAGGTCTACACCATACTCCCCCTCAACCATCTTGATAGTGGTTCCGTTCACGTTCCACATTTCATCACCTCCAAGATTTGATAGCTAAATGGTCACTGCGTTTACACATAATTTACCCACATAACACTACCGCCCGCAAGTTTTCCTCTGCTTGCGGTTTCATTTGCAACACGCAGATAGGCGATATCATTTGCTTGTACGTTCAGAACTGCGGCGGCAACATTTGTTATAGTTGTTGCTCCAGATGCTCTAAACCCGTATGCTTCAGTTGCCCAAGAGCCATTACGGTAAATACCTGCCGCCACGTTAACAACGTCACTTGCGTTTAGGTTCTGCGTCTTAACTATGCCAAGGATTTTGACAACTCCCGCTTTCTTGCAAAGAACGCCACCGTCCGTGGAAGTTCCAAACGCACTTGTGTTGTTGTTGTATGAAACGCTCCTGAACGAAATAATGTTAAAAGACGTTGAAAGGTTGTCAGTGTCTGGGTTGTACAAACCTATGTTAGAACTGAAATTACTATTTAGCGTACTAATGTCACTTTCATGTTCTGCTATTGCTCCGGTCAGAGTCTGTGCGGTAGTCGGCAGGGCGGTTGAGCCGATGCTGTTCTCGATGGATGCCAATGCAGTCTCCGCTGTGCCAGTGCCTCTTGAGATCTTCGTAGTGTCATAGTCACCCTCAACAGACACAACCTGACCAGTCCGACCATTGAACGAGCCAACACCACCATGAGTAACAACCTCTGCCGCAACCTCGCTCCAGTATTTTGCGTTGTTTGTGTCCTCCCCGTACCGGGAAGAAGTACCGCCGACAGCCCATGATTGAGCAGTCTTGACATAATCGGACGATGCGTACTGCTGTGCTTGCGCCGCCGCCGCTTGTGCTTGTGCAACATATCCAGTCTCAGCCGCTTCCCTCGCCGTTTCTGCGGCAACTCTCGCACTCTCAGCGGCAACTCTGTCTTCCTCCGCTGTTACCCGGAGAGCCTCTGCCGCTTCGATAGCCGCCTCTGTGTCGGACGCAGACTGTACTGCAGTTTCAAGGGCTGTTTCAATGCCTTGACAAGCCACAAGAGACTCAGCCGCCGCAGTAGCAGATGCCCCTGCGGAGGTAGTATCGTCCTCTACCTGATTATTGACTGCGGTTAGGGCTGTTACCAACGCTCCACGGACTTCCTCTCCGTAACGTGCAGACTGTATAGCTGTAATTTGGGAACTGATATCTGCCATGTGTTTTCCTCCTTACTGTTGTGTCGAGAAACCGCATAACGCCCACACGGTATCCCCGTTTGTATCCTTTACCTGATGCCACGCAAGATAGAACCCGCCATTGCTCACGTATAGTTTCTCGCTGATGCTCATTGACCCGGTGTAAACAGTACCAACGTGGTCGGTGCTTGAACTATCAACTTGCCCCACAGACAGTCTTGTCGGAGTAAGATACGACACGTTCCCCGATGATACGTTCGATTCTGCCCAGATTCTCTTGGATATGACATCGCCTGCGATTGCTCCGTTCGGACTGCGACCGACATACAACGAATCATCGTCCAATACTGAACGTGAACCAGACGGGTTGCCCGTAGAAACTGTCCCGCCAAAAATCGCCCCGTCAATGGTGTTCTCAGCGTTGCTACCAACTATGAGGCTTGTGCCTGTCATATAAGATTGCCTGAAGTCACTGCCGACCTTTCGACCTTCTCCATCGACAGACCCGGCATACGTGATGACCGTTCCTTTTCTGGTGTCTGCACTCCCGGAAGGAGTGCCGCAGTACATCTGAGCAATCAGCTTGCCATTCCAAAAGAGTTTCTGAGAGCCGCCGACCATGCGTGTCACATATGTCCCGCTTGAGTCTGACCGACTGTTTTCAAAAACGCCTGTCAGGTTTGCGTTCTGTGCCTGTAGATTGATGATTCTGACAAGAGATGCATCTAGCGTTCCTGTCTTAATGTTTGAAGCGTTCAGGTTGATGATTGTTGCTTTGGATGCATCCAGAGTCCCTGTTACCATTCTGTCGGCGACTATTGCCCCGTCCATCGTCATTGCCAAGCCATACGGACCATTTACTCCAGTGGAGCTATAGCCCAATCCGTTAACATTGAAACGCCACACCTTTTGCGCTGTTTCGGTGTCATCGGTGTCCATGACATAAATTTCATCAGGGAGAACCACAACATGAGAACCCAACGCTCCACTGGTGATTAGCTGTGTAGCGTTTTCTTTGGCTTCCTCAAGGATTTCATGCTTTGTTGGCAATTCCTCAAGGGCGGCTGTCATCGCCGTGGATATGGCATTTGTGGATTCCGTGAGTGTTTTCCTTGTGCTGATTCCGAGGGTCAGTTCATTGTTGGATGGCTGTTTTAGATCAATCTTCATCCCGGTGATGGGGAAGTACGCATCCAGATTGTGCGGTGCTGAAATACACCGAACCTTATCAAGCATCCGAAGCTGAGAGACATCCGCTCCCATATTAGCAAGGTCTACGGCTGTCACCGTAAGGACTACATTGTCATAGACCTCCTTGTTGAGGTATGCCTGTGCTTTCGTCTTTAAGATTGACGGAACATTCACATCGTCCCAGTTGACAACTCTGGTAATAATCCCGTACTTTACCACAGCCGCATCGTTTTGGAGATAGTTTTTCCCATTATTGACAGACTCTATTGTCAGGTAGGCATCCAGAGCGGGAATTGGGCTTTCCTCTAACGGTGCGCCAAGTGGGATAATT